ACATGGCTACTAAATTAAGTGGTGAAATCGGACAAGTATTTGGCTCAAGAGTCATTTTATGTGATGAATTTGCTACTAAAGCAGCGACAAAAACTGGTGCTATCGCAGTATACCCAAGAAACTATGTAATGCCTAGACTAAGAGGTGTAACAATAGAATCTGACTACGAAGTAGCGAACCAAAGAAGAGTATTAGTAGCTTCACAAAGACTAGGCTTTGCCGAGTTAATTGAAGGTGCACACACAGTACACGGATGGAAGTACGCAGCAGCTAGTTAATAGCTAATTACAGGTTTTCGGTGGGTTTCCTTAAAACCCACCCTTTTTAACTATGGCAGACTTAATAACAGTAAACGAATATAAAGACGCAGAAGGCCTTCGAGGGGAGAAGGATGATGATCGCTTAAATGTTATAGTACCTCAGGTATCTGATTTAGTTAAAAAGTATTGCGGAACAAGTTTCGTAGATTTTTATAGTACAGACAAAGTTGAAACTTTTACAATTGAAGATAACTTTACTAACACCATAATTGTGAGTGAGAGTCCTGTAGTTTCTATAACAAAAGTAGAAGAAAGACAAAACTATTCAGATAGTTATACAGAACTTACTACAGCTAAATATGAATACTATCTTGATGAAGAAGCCGATGCAATAATTAGAACTAATGCAGGCGGTAATCAGATACATTGGGCAAGAGGTGTAGGCGCTGTAAAGATTACATATAGAGCAGGGTATGCCTCAACACCAAGAGATTTACAGTTAGCTTTATTTGACTTAGTTAACTACTATATAAAAGATGAGCATAAAGAAAGAAGAACTTTGGGCGGAGCAGTCCAACAGAATCAAGGTACTGCAGGTCTAAGAAATAGCAGTGACTTTCCTGACCATATAAAAAGAGTACTTGATTTATATAAAGTTGTTATTTAATGGCTTTAAAAGATTTATTTCATGAAATTGAAACTGCACTAGGTACTTATAAAGATGAAAGCTATCAACGTTATGTAAGAGACCAGTCTAGTAGGTATGTAACTGAAATGTTTTATACTGAACAATGGACAAAAGGTGTTGTAGTTGAAAACTTTAAAAAGATGTTAAGAGCAGATGGAATTGGCATTACAGCAGTAGAGTTAAAGAGAATTGAACTACAAGCCTCACAAGCAACTAGAGGATATAATACTCCAGCAGTTTGGAAAGACGCATTAGAAAAACATGGATTTGTAGTTAGTCCAAATGATGTACTAATAACTACAAAAGGTAGTACTGTATGTTTAAACTTTAATAAAAGTTTTACAATGGGAGAGGGCAGAGAAGGCACTAGAGAAGACGGTAAAAAATTTGTAGACCCAGATAGGCATTACAAAGCTCAAAAGATGGTAATAGATGAGATAGCAAAACAAACAGCTATAGGATTAGAGAATGATAAGCTATTTGTTGCTGAAAATCAGAATCGTTTAGCTACATCTGGCGGTGACTCTTTTGGTACTATTGATAAAGATTCAGACAGTTTTAAAAAAAGAAGCAGAAGATCAACAAGACTACATACTGGAGACTTCAAAGCTGGTGGTAGAAATGATAGAACATATAAAAGAAACGATTCAACAGTAAAAATGGTACATTTCTTAGAAAAAATGAGAAATAAAGATTTTCAGAGTATGTTTGAGTATGGAGGTAGCAGAGGCGGAGTAAATTATGAGCCAACTGCAGTTAATACTATAGCCAAAATAGTAAACGAAGAGTTTAATGCAGCTTACTCTTTAGAAGGGTTCAGTGAAATTGATTTATTTAGCGATAACTTTGCAGAAAAAGATTTAAAAATAAAAATCGTATTCGGACTAGGATCAGATAATAAATTAGCTAACGCGGCTGATTCAGGAAAGTATGAAAAAAACGATCCGAGATTGGATGGATTTTTTGCTGCTCTAGAAGATAAATTACTAACAAAGTTTAGCAAGGATTTGGAAAAAACAGCTTCTTTGTCTATGGGTGAAATGATAGATAGAGGGGTATTTGCAAAAATACCTAGTACTATAAAAACAGCCAGTGGCATGCCTGATATGAGATTTAAAATTAATAAAAATCTTGTTAAAGAGGCTAAATACAAAGATAAAGAAAAAACAAGAGCAAGAACAAAACAGATTTCTAAAGCAAAGTCAAAAGTTAAAGCAAAATTTGGTGGAGCAGTTAGAAAAAAAGCAGCTAAGAAAGCAAGACAGGCTAGTTTACAGACAAATAACAACCCACTGGCTTTAGAAGCTTTATTAAATGAGTTGTTACCAAAAGTAGTTGCATCAAAAATGACAAGTCCTGCTTTAAACTTTAGAACAGGCCGATTTGCAGCCAGTGCCGAAGCAAAAGATGTAATGGTTGGTCCAAGAGGTGGATTAAATGTAAATTATACTTACATGAGAGACCCATACGAAACTTTTGAACCAGGTAATGCAATGGGAAGTACACAGAGAGACCCAAGAAAAATTATAGGAGAATCTGTACGAGAGATAGCACAAAGTATAATAGGAGATAGATTTCTAAGGATTAGGAGAGTATAATGGAAAGCAGTTTAGCAAGGAAACATACCACGCGTAGACGCGCCATTGTAGAAGCACTAGCATTAGAATTAGAGCAAATAAATGGAACTCCGCCATATAGAAGTTCAATCGCAAAAGTAGAAAGACGATTGAAGTTTTGGGACGAAGTAAATGAGTTTCCTACTATTCACATAGGGGCAGGCTCAGAAACTCGAGAGTATGATGGCGGTGGGTTTAGATTTAGATTTTTAAGATTAACGATTCGATGTTATGCATCAGATGACAGTGATGTTATTTTAGCACTCGAAGAATTGTTAGAAGATGTTGAAACGGTACTAGAGGATAAAGATCCCTTAACGTATTATGATTCAACAGGAGCATCTCAATCAACGGTTCAAACAACAATTGGAACGGTGACAACAGATGAAGGAGTACTCGAACCTCTCGGCGTAGGAGAAATTACAGTCGAGATTCGATATTAAAATAGGAGAAAAGAATGGCATTTTTCTTTAGTAGAGATACCAAAGTATTTATGACTCATAGCTATGATGGAACTACAGCTAATACAGCTCTTTATGAGATACCTGTATTAGATGGATTTTCTTTTAGTCAAGGCACAAATACATCAGAGGTTACTTTAAGTGAAGCAGCAAATTCAACTGGTTACTCAAAAAGAGGTAGAGCAATGTTTACTGACTCTTTTGCGCCAGCAGAATGGTCGTTTTCAACTTATATGAGGCCAACTACGTCAGGTTCAGGAAGCGCATCAGCAATTACAGATGGTGCAACAAACGGACAACACGCAGGTAATGCTAAAAAGTTTGCAGTAGAAGGCCCATTATGGTCAGCTATGTCTGCACCAGGTGGAACAGAAGAAGGCACTAGCTATAACAAAGGATCTGGAGGGAACTTCCCTACAACCGCTGCAGCTTATGAGCCAAATGTGTTTAATTTTGCAAACTCAAACCAAGTTACTTTAGGTACATTTGATTTATTCTTTGTACTAGGAGCATCTAAGGATTCTGAAGGCAATACTTATACAACTGGTACAGACGGAGTAACGGTTTATAAACTAGCAGACTGTTCAGTAGGTTCAGCTTCAATAGACTTTGATATTGATGGATTAGCACAAATTGGCTGGTCTGGAAATGGTAAAAGTGTAGAAGAAGTAGCAACTTTAGAAACTAGAGCAACAGACTCTGGTAACAGTGTGACAGGAACTACAGCTTTAGGCATAGTAAACGAAGGAATAAGTTCAACAGGCAATTTTATTAGACAAAAGCTAACAGATTTAGAAATCATTTTTGATGTATCAGCATCAGATGGTACACTAGGTGCATTAGCAGTTGATGGAACAAATGATGTAACTTACGGAGTAACACTAACAGGTGGTAACATTACGATTGAAAACAATCTAAGTTATTTAACACCAGAAACACTAGGTTCAGTTAACCTACCATTAGGACATGTAATGGGAACAAGATCAGTTTCAGGTAACTTTACCTGTTACTTAAACGATACAGCAAATGGGTCATTAGACTTATTTGAAAGATTACAAGAATCAAGAGGTGTTATTACTAACGCTTTTGACTTGAAATTCTCTATTGGAGGAAGTGGAAACACTCCAAAAGTAGACGTTGAAGTAGACAAAGCTCATCTAGAACTACCAACACACAGCTTTGATGACGTAGTATCAGTAGACGTGGCTTTCCACGGTTTACCGACAGACTTATCATCAGGTACGGCTGCATCAGCTACAAACGAAGTAAAACTTACTTACGTATCGTAGTAAAACAAACTCGGGAGGGCTTAGGCTCTCCCACTTTTTAGGATAAAAAATGACGGAACAAAAACAACCAAAAGTTTCACTGAAGAGTTTATTAACTCCAAGTAAAACAGTCGAAATCGAGTTTCCAGGAATGGACGGTTTCGCAGTAAAATTAACATACTTAGCAAGAGAAGAATTGCTAAAACTTAGAAGCAGAGCAATAAAGCAAGTTCTAAATAAAAGAACTAGAGCATACGAAGAGCAACTTGATAACGATAAATTTTTAGTAGAATACTCTAAAGCAGTTATTAAAGATTGGAAAGGTTTAAAGTATTCTTACTTAAACGAGCTCTTATTAGTAGACATTAGTGACGTAAACGCTGATGACTGTTTAGAGTTTTCATCAGATAACGCAGAATTACTACTAAAAAATTCTGGAGATTTTGATAGCTGGGTTTCTGATATGCTAGGTGATTTAGAAAATTTTACCAAAAGCAAGTAGAACAAATACTTGCTTTATTAAAAAGACAATACAAAGAAACAAGCATTGACTTAGATAAATATCTCGCTGTATGCGAACAGTTAGGCCAAGAGCCCGACCCTGATAAGATGCCTCCTGCTATAGATATATACCCATATGAAGTGCAGTTGGCATTTTTTATGTGTAGTCTATTACAAGATACATGGGACGGTATGAGTGGTATGTATATGGGAAAAAATTTGTCAGGTCTTGGAGAATTACTAGACATTTACGAAATAGAAGATAAAAAGACAGTTGTGTTCTTTATGAAATCAATAGATAGAGAAAGAGCCGACTCGATTAACACCGAGGTAGCAAGAAAGCAAAAGGAAGCTAAAAGGAAAAGGTAAATGGCAGGAGGAAAAAAGAAATCAGGAGGTCAGGTAGACTTTAAGGTCACTGCTTCTGGATTAAATAAAGTAGAAAAGGATGCAAAAAAAGCTGGAGCAGGTTTTAATCAATTAGATAAAAACGCATCATCAGCTGACCGTGCCGGAAAAGGTGTGGCACAAATGTCATCCAATGTTACTAAAAACTTTAGTAAGATGTCTCAGGGTATTACAGGAGGGCTAGTTCCTGCATACGCTACTTTAGCCGCTCAGTTATTCGCCATTGATGCTTTATTTAGATTTCTAAAAGATGCTGCTGACTTCCGAGTACTTATGGAAGGTCAAGAAGCTTTTGCAGCTACAACAGGTAGAGCAATGAAAACTATTGCTCGTGAAATTCAAGCAGCTACCGCAGCTCAGATAACATTCAAAGAAGCTTCACAAGCCGCAGCTATCGGACTTGCTGCAGGACTATCACCAGGTCAGTTAAAAGAACTTGGTGAAAGTGCTAAAATTGTCTCTATTGCACTCGGTCGAGATGTAACAGACTCATTCAATCGTCTTGTTCGTGGTGTTACCAAAGCGGAACCCGAATTACTAGACGAACTCGGTATTATTCTAAGATTAGAAGAAGCATCAATAAGATATGCTTCTGCATTAGGTCTTAACAAAAATCAACTTACCACTTTTCAAAAATCCCAAGCCGTTGCAAACGAAGTTCTTCGTCAATCAGAAGAGCGATACGGAGCTATTGCAGAAATGCTTGGAGACGATTCAGTCAACCAATTAAACAAACTCAGCGTTGCTTTTGATGAAGTTTTAAATAACTTTAGAAACTTTATAGGGCCAATTGCAGAATTTTTTGGTGGATTCTTAGTAGAAAATATAGAATCGGCTACTGCAGCTTTAGGTGTATTTGCAGCGACTATATCTGGTGGACTAATTAGACAAGCAATCCCTCAAATAGATACTAGAGGAGCTTCTAATCAGATTCAACAAAATTTAGGTAATTTACTCTTAGATGGAAATACTAATGAATCAAAAGCAAGAAAAGAAAGAATGTTAGCAGGTAATTATACTGATAAAGATGTTGCTCAATACCAAAATTCTTTAAAAACAAAAACAACTAGTTTACTTACTTTTGAAAATGTTAGTAGAGCAGAAGCTACTAGAACATTCAATCTTCTTAAACTACAAAGACAACAGATGGTAGTAGAATCCACTAGAGGTTTTGCAAGAATGAGAGCCCAATTTGTGATGGAACTTTACACTATGCAAGCAGAGCACGGTAAAGTTATGGGTACAATAAAAATGGGTTTTGTAGCTTTAGGTAAAGTTGCTAATGGTATAATGAGATTTGCAGGGTTTGTTGGAATAGCAGTTATGCTTGTCCAGATGGGAAAAAGTTTATATGAAAGATTTAGAGGTGTAGATAAAACAATAGAAGAACTAGAAAATAAGACTAAAAAACTTACAGAAACACAAAAAGGATTAAACGACGAACTAGAAAGAACAGCTAAAGTTTTTGATAAAGACATGTTTGCTACTCGTAGCCAAGAAATAGAATCAATTGGTAATGCTTTTCAAAGTGCTGATTTACAAAACAGAATAACAGAGTATAATGCCATGTTTGAAGCTCTTGGAGGAGATAACGAAGAAGTAATAAACCTTAGAAATGAATTGTCAAAAACTTTTGACACTTTAACTAAGTTTGACCCTAGATTTGCAAAGTTTAATAAGCAACTAGAAACAAATCCTGTACTATTAAATAGTTCTGTAGGAGCAATGAGAAAATATTCAGCAGAGAATGTACTATCAGGACAAGCTGTTAAATCCCTACAAGAAGCAACTGCAAACGCGTCTAAACAGATTAATCAGTTTGCACAAGCCTTACCAAAAGTTCCTTATCAGAATGTTATAATATCTCAAGAACAAATGGTATTATCATTACAGCAGCTTATAAAGGCACAAGGTAACACTACAGAAGAAACAGAAGCATATGAGAAACAGTTAGATATAGTACTAGGTAAAATGGAAGCCTATAAATTCTTAGCAATGGCAAATGTAGAAATTATGCAAATGATGGCTATAGCACAACAACAAGTTGCTAGTACAACTAACTCTGTATTTGGAGAGAAAAAAGATGCAGACGCGGCGTATAAAACTGCAGGTGCTATGAAGAAAATGTTTGAAGCACAAACAGCAGTATTTCAAGCAGAGCAGAACATAACAGATAACTTAGGTGCAGAAGAGAAAAAAATTAGAGAAGCTCAACTTAAAAATGCAAAATTAATGGAAGAGACTGCTTTAGATACTTTAGCAGCTACTATGTTAATGGAAAAAACTTTATTTAGAATTAATAAAATGGCAATGGAAGGTCTTACAGAAGAATTAGGAACATCTTTAGGTAAAGCACTAAGAGGAGAAAAAGACGCATTTAAAGATTTCGGTAAAAATATAGCAAAACAACTTACAGATGAAATGGGTAAACAAGTTGCAAATAATATTATGAAAATAACTTATGGAGGTACTCCATTAGACCCTAGATTTCAACAACAAGTATTTAAACAACAACTAAAAGATTCATTTAAGGAAGGATTTACAGATGATAACTCACCCTTCCAAAGAGGAGCTACAGGAGCAGCAAATCTAATTGGTGGAGCAATGCATAAAGCAGCAAATCATCATATAAATGGTTTGTATAATGCAAAAAAAGCACTTGCAGAAGCCAAAGTTGCATCAGCTGAAGCGGCTAGAACAGAGCAAGGTAAAACAGTTAAAGGATATGAACAAACAATAGCGAAATTCGGTACAGACGGCAGTGTAATAACAACTCAAAACGAAAATACAGCTCGAATGAGAGAAATTGCTCAACAAATAAAAGACGAAGAAAACAAAATCAGAGTAGCTAATATAGCACGACACGCAGCAGGGGATCCTTACGGAAAAGAATCAGGTGTAGAAAAATTCTTCAATAAGTTTACAACACCATCAGGAATAGCAGCCCAATTAGGAAAAGAAACTCCAGCAATGCAAAAACAGTCAAAAGCCCTATTTAAAGAAAGCCCTGTTATTGCAAAATTAAATGAGGAGTTAGAACAGGTACGAAGAAACTTTCTATCACTAGGGGAACAAGTTACCGATAATGCACAAAAACTTTCAATAGCAAATCAAGAGATAGACGGCGCAAGACTAACTTTTACTGAACTCGATAAAGCAGTAGGAAACGCGGTAGAGGAGCTTGATGAAATAAAAGCGGGTGCGCCTACAACTACTGGATTTGTACCTACTTCTGAAGAAAAGCCAAACGATCCTAATGCACCTACTACTAAAACCGGCACTCAACCTTCTGCCGGCGGTATAGACCCTGGATATTTTAGTAAAAAAGCAGGAGAACTATTTCCAAATATTATGGAAACAATTGGTGAAAATAAGTTTGGTCAAAATGTAATGGAGTTTGGTACAGCAATTACTCAGTTTGCTACACTAACAGCACAAGGATTTGCACTCGCAGGAAAACAAGAAGAAGCCGCAGATATTATGTTAGAAGTAGCAAAAATTCAAATGGCACTCGCAATGGCAGAAATGGCATTACAGTTATCTAGTGCATTTGGAGTACCAACAAAGGGTCGATACGGTGGAATTATTAGTCCTTCAGGAAAATCTTTCTCAGGAGGAGGTATAGCAGCAGGTCCAGAAGCAGGGTATAACGCAACCCTACACGGTACAGAAGCAGTTGTACCACTAGGAAATGATAGAAGTATACCTGTAAAAATGTCAGGCTCAGGCGGAACCAATAATGTAAATGTTACTGTAAACGTAGATCAAAATGGAGGATCTGAAACTCTAATGTCAGGAGATGGAGCAAGAGAACTAGGAAAAACAATAGCAGCGATAGCACAAGATACAATCGCTAAAGAACAACGAGCAGGAGGACTTTTAAGTACTATATAATGGCTTTAGGAATAATGCAAAATGACGGCTCTAACATTACTGGATTTTCCAGTGCCGTACAACCCGATAAACAGTTTTCACGAACTAATACACCACGAGTACACTTTGTACAGTTTGGAGATGGGTATGAACAAAGATTACAACAAGGTATAAATAATTTAAAACAAGAAATATCAGTAAGCTTTCAAACTCGACCAAAAGCAGAAATAGATGATTTAGTATCTTTCTTTGAGAGTTTGGCAGGAGCTTCTAAATTTAGATTTGATATTGCTGATACTAACGCAGGAAGTAGCACAGAAACTATAAAAGTAGTATGTTCACAGTGGACACAAAAATGGGAGTATGATGACTACTATACATTAGACGCATCTTTTAGGAGAGTTTACGAAGCATAATGGAAAAAATTATAGCAAAAGATTTAGCAAAACAAGACCCCGGCTCAGCACTGGTTTATTTATATGAACTAGAGTATGCCGACAATGAGTTTGCCTATTTTCACGATGGATTAGACGCAAGTTTAGGAGAAGTCACAATGCTAGATTATAGTAATAATTCTCAAACAAATACTTATAAGGCATTACCTATAGAAATGGAAGGACTAGAAAGATCTTCTGCAACAAAATTTCCTGCGCCTACGATAACTTTTGCTAATGTATTGAGTACTCTGTCCGTACAAGTAAGTAACGCAGATTTTGAAGATTTTTCAGGAAACAAAGTAATAAGAAGAACTACATTAAGAAAATACTTAAAAAGCGAAGGAGATACTAATAATCCTCCTGTAGAGTACCCAAGAGACGTGTATTATATTGACGCCTTAAAACAAAGAAATAAAACAGCATTAACTTTTCAACTACAAGCACCTTTTGATTTACAAGGAATAAGACTTCCAAATAGAACTATAGTTCCTAACAGATGTGGTTGGATTTATCAAGGAGCAAGTGAACATACAGAAAACCCCGAATATAAAAGAGCAAGAAGCGGATGTAGCTGGAATATTGAAAGTAAGTACAGCCCTGCATACACTAGTGTTTTAGCTAGTAAAAACTTAGAGTACACAGTATATGCAAACAAAGATGATGAATACCTAGTACCTAGTTCTACTACTTTCACAACATATAGCAGTGGAGGAATAACAAAAAATAATTTTTATAAAACTACTTCAACACAAAGAAGATTTAATATAGACGGCACTGTATCAAGCGTAACTATAAACGATTACTGGCAAGCACATAAAACTGTTAGTAGCCCTGGCGCTCCTTCCGACTCTAATAATAATTGGAGAAGAGTAAGAATATATTCTGCTTACTCTCATGGTACAAGTTATTTTAAATACGAAAATGATAGATATAATGATTATACTACTTTTACAGATAATACTGCCTCTGCAGGACATGAAACTTACCAAAAAACTTTATTATGGAAAGTAAAAAATACTAATGTAAATACTCCTCCTGCGCATGGAAATAGCTGGGAAAGAGGAGACATATGTAGTAAGTCTTTAACAGGATGTGGTATGAGATTTGGATTTAATCCGAACAATGCAGATAGTGCTGCTTCAGTACCAGAAACTGATTTTAGTACTACAGTAGTTATTCCTTTTGGAGGATTTCCAGGGTCAAAATCATTCTCATGATGGATAGTTTATACGAGACAGCTAAGAAAAGAGCACCCGAAGAAATGTGTGGAATCATTACTAATGATGATGAATTTATTGAATTTGAGAATATTGCAGAAAATAAAAAATCACACTTTAAAATGGACGCAATAACTTTCGGTATATATCAACTCAAATCAAACATAAAATATGTTGTCCATAGTCACTATGACTCAAAATGTAATCCAAGTGAGGATGACATAAACAATTGTAACTCGGTAGGTATACCATATTTAATAGTATCATACCCAGAAAAAGACTACTGTATAGTGGAGCCAAAATGACAAAAGTACATTTATTAGGAAAAGCAGGAACTAAATTTGGAAAAGAGTTTAATCTTGATATAAAACATGCAAAACAATTAGTAAGAGCTATTGCAGTACAAAGAGAAGGATTTTTAAATTTTTTCTTTGATGAGCAAGAAAAAGGTATTGAATATGTTTTTAAAAAAGGAGAAGATTTTTTAAGAGAAGGAGAAGAAGGATTAAGTTTTGGAAGCGAAGAAATTTTTATAATGCCAGTACCACAAGGCTCAGAGATATTTAGTGATGGTTTCAAAAGAGATCTTGGTGCTGTATTAACAATTATTGGATCTGTTCTAGTATTTGTTCCAGGGCTTCAAGGATTAGGGGCAGTTTTAATAGCTGTTGGTGGATATTTAATGTTTGATGGTATTATGGGGTTAATTGCAGATGATACTCCACCTGAAGATGTAGAAGCAGCTATTTTTGGAGGACCAGTAAACGTAGCTAAACAAGGTATTCCTATACCATTATGTTATGGAAAAATGGAAGTATCAGGAGCTCCAGTAAACTTTGGGTTTACAACTAAAAGAATTAAACAAAACACAGGATGGGTAAATATTAACGATCCGGACCAAGAAGGTTCAGGAGATTACGGCAGCAGCGTCGGTGGTGGCAAACGTGGCGCAGGCGGTATAGCACAAAAAATAAAATAATATGACTAATAAAAGATTTGGAACAGGAATAGCAGGTACAGGTAGCGCAAAGGGATCTTTGCCTCTAAAGAAAAAATCAGAAATAATTGATCAATCTGCAGTAGTCTACGATGTCCTATCAGAAGGAGAAATTGAAGGTTTAGTAGATGGAGCGTATACTATTTATTTAGACGGTGTTCCTGTGCTTGATAAAACATTAAGTACTACTTATACTGCTAAACAAAGTTCTAATACCTCATATGATGCTAGTACAGGTACAATTACAGATAATCAATCTGGAAATATGTTTTCAGGCTTATCAGTTAATGATGGAACAAGGTATGTAAGAATAGATGGAGGAGCGGCAGTTGGTAATGCTAATGTATCAGCAAATACAAATTTAGTAACCCCTAGCTCCAGTGGAGGAATAACTTTTGCAAATACTCATGTAGCAGGAAACTTAACAACTCTAGTTGACATGCAACCTAAAATAAGAATTGCAGGAGCAGGACTAGATGGCGGAGTTCATATTGCAACTATCACATCATTTGATAGCACAAACAACACAGTTAACATTTCTCCTCCTCCTAAAACAACAGTTACTAATGCAGTAACAACGGTAGATTTAGTAGACCAGGCAGCTTCTTTTAGTGGTAGTAATGCTACTATAGCTCCTGTAGGACAAGGAGTGGATAGAACTAATGTTCCTACTACTTTAAGCTCTCCTAGTTTAACTGAAGACAGTGCTCCTATATATAACTTTAATAACTTTTCTTATGCTTTTAGAACTGGACATAGACACCAAAAATTTATAAAATCACCTGAAGGAGTCGGTTCAGGAGCAGTTGGAGTAGCAATAGGTTCCGACTTACCTGCCTCAAGTCAAAGTGCTTTAGGTATGACAAGCGAACCTAGAAATGCAAATAATAAATTACGTGACCATGCGGGCGAAGAAATGGATCCTATAACACATGCAGGTGTTAATATTGCAGCGAGCCTATTTAATGTATCAGACCCTTCTATTATTGATCAATTAAAAGTTACTATTAATCATCCTACAGGATTAAATAATAGTGACTCTGAAGACGGCAATAGTGGAAATGCCTGGGTAGAACTTAGAATAGTGTTTTCATACACAAGAGATGGACAAACTTTTGAAGAAACAGTATTTGGACTAGACGACATGGCTTCTATCCCTAGAGAAAAAGATGGCTCTAGACCTGTAAATGTTAATATGTCAGCGCATGATGCTATAATTTCAGGAAAAATTGCTACACAATTTGCAACAGTTTTTAGCTTTGATACAGAGCAATTTCAACCATTTGATGACTTTACTATAAAAGTTAGAAGATATACACCAGATCCTTACAATATAACTAATAAATCTTATAACAATATAACTCAAGTTAGTTTTGCAGAAGCAATTATAGAAGATAAATTAAACTATCCATATACTGCTTTAGCTGCTATAATGGTAGACTCTAAAGATGCTACTACTGTACCTCAAAGACATTATGAGATAAGAGGTATAAAATGTAAAGTACCAACAAACTACATACCCAAAGATACTTTAGATGCAAATGGAAATAGAACAACAGTAGCTTCTTATAATAGAAATATAAGTTCAGGAGTTGTTGAAAGTACTTACCAGGATTGGGACGGTAAATTTAGAGGAGACAAAAAAGAGTTCTCTGACCCTAATAGTATAAACCATCTCCCTGTCTATACAACTAATCCAGCTTGGATATTTTTTGATATTCTTACTAATGAAAGGTATGGACTAGGTAAATATTTAGACCCTGATGGAAGCCAAGAATTAATAGACAAATACCAACTATTTGAAGTCGCAAAATATTGCGATGAGTTAGTATCAAATGGAGATAATGGACTTGAACCTCGTTTTGAGTGCAATGTATATATTACTAAATCATCAGAAGCCATAAAAATACTTAAACAACTTATGAGCGTGTTTAGAGGTATATTACTATGGCATAACGGAGAAATTTCTTTAAATGTACAACAAGAAAAAGCACCTATATTTACATTTACAAAAGGAAATGTAGTAGAAGGAGGTTTTACTTATCAATATCCTTCTAAAAGAGTAAGAGCCAATCAAATACGAGTAACTTGGAATGACCCAGAAAATCATTATAAACCTGCCGTAGAATTAGTAGAAGATAGTGAGAATATAGCAAAAACAGGAAGAATAGTAGAAAAAACAACATTAGCTTTTGGGTGTACTTCACAAGCACAAGCACATAGAGTGGGTAAATATCATTTATTAACTGAAATTAATGATAGTGAGGTTGTATCTTTTGTTAGTGGTATTGGTACTCAAGTTTTGAGACCAGGAGACTTAATAGAAGTTCAAGATGCGGACAGAGATAATGTACAACTAAGTGGAAGAGTTTCTAGTGGAGCAACAACAACAGTAATTCCTGTAGATAGATCGGTAGCTTTAAGTTCTGCTGCTAACTCTGACTTAACTCTTATTTTTCCTAAATCAGGTGCTTATTTAGCTCAGCCAAGCGCTGTAATTAATAGTGTAGTCTACAATCAAGGAGATTTAATACTTCAAGCAAAAAATAGCGGAGACTCCTTATATAACTTAGACTCTAAAGAAGATTCTGTAAATGCACGAGATGATGATGGAGATGTACTAGATATTGCTTGGTCAGAAGATGCCAGAATAGAAACAAAAGCAATAAGTTCTTATAATACAACACACGTAGTTGTAAGTTCAGCTTTTAGTGCCGCGCCTGATGAAGAAGTAATCTTTGCTATTTCACAAACTACAGCAAGTGGAGAAAAATTAGCAGGTTCTCCTCAAACTTACATGATAAGTCAGATTAATGAAAGTACTGATAAAGGTTTCTCTATATCAGCTACAAAGCATACTGTAGGCAAATTTGATGAAGTAGATAGAGGATGGAGTATTCCTGCTATACCTGATGTGATGAGACCTCCAAAATCTAGTGATGGTGTTCCTTCCCCAAGAAACGTAACTCTAAAAGTACAAAAAGGACTAGTAGATGATGCAGACAACGCAGATATTTCTAGTTCTTTAGAAGAGAGATTCGTAGCTCCAAGATTAGATGTATATTGGGGTATTCCATTAAGTTTAAGAACTGATGATAACGACACTCAGATTGAGTCCCCTTACGAACACCTACAAAATTTTCAAATAGAACATAACTTATATACTCAACAATCAACACAAGGTAAACCTACTTTTGATAGAGTTGAGGTATCTCCTGAAAGACAAAGCTTTACTTTTAAAGATATACCAAAAGCAGGTACATATATTGTAAGAATAAGAACTATTAATACTTCAGGGCAACCTTCTCCTTTTATACAGAAAAGAATTACTATTAATCCTGAAAAACCTGCAAAAAATCTAGAACCTATTGCAAGAAAAGGTGGTATATTAACAACAGGTTTTAATATAGATTCATCCAATGCTTTAGTACAGTTCACAGAAAGCACATATAACTTTACTCCCGCAGAAAGTGATTTACAAACAATAACAGTAACGAGCGGAACAACTGCACAAACTTCATGTAGCTTTGCAAATTTACCTAGTGGAAACACAGGATATTTACTCTGGGATTACAGTGATACTACTGACCCACTAAAAGCAATCGAGTATCTTGTAGATAATACTGGAGCAGAAACATTTAGATATGCTAAAAATTTAGATGCAACAGCTTTCGTACAAAAAACAGGTACAGCCACAGTAACAGCAGGAAGTTCACTAGTAACAGGTACAGGCACAAGTTTTACAACAGAATACGAAGCAGGAGACTTATTTAAGTTTCATACTGGCTCTACTCATTTTATAGCAACAATCAACCACATATACGATAATACAAGATTAGAAGTTGCATACAATCCAACAGCAAATTTATCTAATAAGAACATCTTTGCACAAAGAATACAACCGAATATAATAAAAGACACTATCATAGGAGAAGTAGCAAATACAAGTGGAACTTTCTCAATAATAAATTATGCTAGTGGCAATAAAGGAACAGACGCGTACACAGTTAATGGCACAAATGAAAACCATAACTTCCCTTCAAATGCTGCAGGTGCTGTCAGTGACTTTGCAAGTTTTTCAAATTTATATACAGTAAAGAAAGGATCTATAGCTTACTCCTTTGCTAGTAGTGGTACTGCTCTAAACACTTTTGGTTTATCAAAATCAGACTCTAACTGTACTTCATCAATTAACGCTTCTACAGGTGTAATAACCGTAAGTGCTATAACTCAAACAAATGCTACTATTACAGTAACAGTAACAGATAGATACAGCAATGAAACTATAGCAACAAGAGTTATATCACTAGGTAAAAGTATACCTGGAGCAGCAGGTGCAGGTACAGACTCAAGAACAGTAAGCTTAACTGCAAGTGATTATGCTATAGCATATAACTCTGGAGGAACAGCACCCCAACCAAGTGGAACAATTACTTTAACTGCAACTGCACAGAACTTTGATAATCCTTTCTTTAAATTTACAGGAGATGGTATCTCTGATGAAGGTAGTTATACGGATGGCAACGCAGGAGACGCAGACACATTCTCATTTAGTGTACCTTCAAGTATAAATACTACTCCACAAACAATTACAGTAGGAGTAGCGGACGGCAACCAAACACAATTAGCTTTTGACTCAATAACACTTACTTCTTTACAACAAGGAAGTCCTGGATATAGTACAATAATATCAAATGAAGCTCATACTTTCCCTGCTACAAAATTAGGGGTAGTATCAGACTTTACAAATTCAGGAACATTTATAGAAGTATTTAGAGGCGCTACAAGACTGACTCCTGTGGCAAATACAAGCACGCCTACTAATGACCAATACTCAGTAACAACTAACTCCGATACTAATATTAGTGTGGGTAGTTTTACACTTAATACAGCAACAAACAGTGCAAACGTTACAGTAGGCAATCACAGTTCATTTACAACTGCAGCAAATACCGCAGAGATTGAGTACTCTATTAATATAGAAAACGAGCTTACAGTAACAAAAGCACAGACTTTTACAAAATCAAAATCAGGTGACGACGGTTCTCCAGGAGGAACTGGACCAAGGACTGCTACTGGATATATTTATTATCAATCAGCATCGGGTAGTGCACCTACCAATCCTTCAACTGCAGGAGTATCATATAACTTTGGCACTAGCTTATTAAGTGGTGGTGTTATTGGTACAGGTGGAACAAATTGGAATCAGATACAACCAACATACACAGGTAGCAATTCAAATAAGTATTGGTATGCTTATTGGAGTGTTGTTGAAGATGAATTCAATGATAGTACTCCAACTATTACATTCTCTATAGCATATCAGGGACAAAACTTTACAGGACTTGTAACATTCACAGGAACTAACCAAATAACAGACGGTAGTAATACGACTACTGCACTAACATCAGGAGATTTAGGTTCTAGCGGAACAACAACAATTGACGGAGGAAGAATAACAACTGGTACTATCAATGCAAATAGAATTAGTATTGCAGGTAAAGATGTATCAGATCTTAATAATGATTCTGGGTTTACAAATGACGATAAGGCAAACTCAGCTTTTGGACAAGCCAACTCAGCATTTGATAAAGGTAATACAGCTCATGGACAAGCCAACTCAGCATTTGATAAAGGTAACACAGCTCATGGACAAGCTAACTCAGCATTTGGACGAGCCAACTCAGCTTTTGGACAAGCCAACTCAGCATTTGATAAAGGTAATACAGCACACGGAGCAGCTAATAATGCTCAAGGTACAGCAGACTCAAAAGTTACTCATGCAAGTGTAAACAGCTCTTCTACTATAGTAGGAGGAGGTGTTGGAGGCTGGGGCATTACAACATATCATTTAGCAGGTGGAGGAATTGTAGGTAACTTTAATACAAACGATAGTACACAAGGCAATGCTGCTTTCCTAAATACAGGAGGACTTTTACTCGGCTCAGACGGTTTTATTTCAGCAAATCAATTTTATGTAGATACGGCAGGTAATGCTAAATTTAAAGGAGAGCTACAAGCCGCAACAGGAAGTTTTAGCGGAAGTATAACAGTTGCAGCATTTAATACAGCAGGAGCCACATCAACACTAGCAGGTACAGCAGCCAATGCTTTTACAGCAGCTAATGCGGCATCTTCTACAGCTAGTAGTGCTTTTGCTAAAGCAAATACAGCCACTAACTCAGCGGCGTCAGCAGCTTCAACAGCTGGTAGTGCTTTTACTAAGGCTAATACAGCTACTAACTCAGCCGCAGCAGCAGCTTCAACAGCTGGAAGTGCTTTTACTAAGGCTAATACAGCTACTAACTCAGCTGCAGCAGCAGCTTCAACAGCCGGTAGTGCTTTTACTAAGGCCAATACAGCCACTAACTCAGCTGCAGCAGCAGCTTCAACAGCCGGTAGTGCTTTCTCTAAGGCCAATACAGCTACTAACTCAGCTGCAGCAGCAGCTTCAACAGCTGGAAGTGCATTTGGTAAAGCAAATACAGCTACTAACTCAGCAGCAGCAGCAGCTACAACAGCTGGACAAGCTTTTGGTAAAGCAAACACAGCTACTAACTCAGCTGCAGCAGCAGCTACAACAGCTGGTCAGGCTTTTGGTAAAGCAAACACAGCTACTAACTCAGCAGCAGCAGCCGCTTCTACAGCATCTAGTGCATTTGGTAAAGCAAACACAGCTACTAACTCAGCCGCAGCAGCAGCTTCAACAGCTGGTCAAGCCTACGGTAAAGCAAACACAGCTACTAACTCAGCTGCAGCAGCAGCTACAACAGCTGGACAAGCTTATGGTAAAGCAAATACAGCTACTAACTCAGCAGCAGCAGCTCAAAGTACAGCAGACTCAAAAGTTACCCATGCAGCAGTAAATAACTCATCAACAGTAGTTGGTGGTGGTGTAGGTGGATGGGGCATATCAACTTTCCATTTAGCGGGTGGAGGTATTGTCGGTCAGTTTAATACTAGTGACAGCACACAAGGAAACGGATCTTTCTTAAATACTGGAGGTATACTCCTTGGATCAGATGGTTTTATATCCTCTAATACTTTTATGATTGATACTGCAGGAAATGCTAAATTTAAAGGTACACTAGAAGGGAACAATGTTACAGTTGCAGGTACATTAACAACTGCAAATATTACACTAGCTTCAACAGGAGCAAATGTAAGTGGTACTACTATTGGAACATTTTTTAATAATGATATGAACTATAGGTATCTTGGAGATGTAGGCACAGGTCCAGGATATTATGTAGGAAATATTTTAGTTTCAGGAGTAGGTGGAACAGCTCACGTCAAGACATTACATTTTCATGTAAGTGACGGTTCTAATTTACATACTAATAGTACTACTACTGTTACTTTTGCTACTCAACAAGAATCTGGCCCATTTAGTGCAAGACTGTGTAGAAATATTGACCATGCTATTCATGAATCTAGAGTATTCCCTCCAGTAACAGGTTCAAGTAGTAGTGGAGGTACTTCAACAAACCCTGATTTTGCTTCAAGAACACAAGGAATGATTCCAGTTTCATTTAAATATGAAGGAACAGGAACAATAAATCTATATGTAGCAGCTCAAGGAGACAATAATGTTTCTAAGTTAGGATTTGTTAAATATAATTTTGTTAAATTTGGTACAACAGACCCTGCATTTAGTTTTAGTAATTTGGTTGGACAATCTACAAGCACTACTCTATACGCAAATACACAAGTAACTGGTGGATTCCAAGGAACAAAAACAGTTTCAATAGCGGGTGGAAGTGCACAGTTTAAAATCGATAACGGTAGTTTTGGAACAAGTAGCCAACAAATATCAAATGGTAGTTATGTAAATGTACAAATGACTACATCAAGTTTAAACTTAACTGCTAAATCAACAACAGTAACTATTGGAGGAATCCAAAGAGGTTGGACACTAACAACAGGTGGAACTCCTCCGGGTGGAGGCGGCGGTGGCGGCGGTGGCGGCGGCGGCGGCGGCGGTTGCTTGGTTTACGGCTCAAATATAATGATGGCAGACGGTACAAGTAAAAAAGTCCAAGATATAGTAGTTGGAGATTCACTAGAAGCTATAACAGACACTACTTTAAGTGAAAGCGACGAAAATGCCTATAAAACTTGGACAGCTCCTACACTAGTAAATACAACTAAAACTACTTCTACAGTAGAAGAAATCTTTGTAGATTATTATACATGGTTCTATATACTAAATGAAAAAGTACATGCAACATATGAGCATCCTTTCTTAATATTAAGAGGAGACACATATATGTGGAAAACTGCAGAAGATATAGCAGAAGGTGATTTCTTAGTTACAAATAATTTAGTACTAGAAAAAGTTTGGCGTAAACAGAGAATAAATCAAGAAGTACAAACTTATAACTTTAATGTTGAAGATGCAGATACTTATATTGTAGAAAACATTGTAACACATAACGTGGAACAGACAGATAAATTTTAGGTAATAATATGAATTGGATAATAAAAACAGGAACAGATAGTGATGGAAATGCAGTAACAACAACTTTGGATTGTCAGATAAATATTACTTGGGCATACTCACACCATGAAACAAAAGACTGTGGAGATTTAGAGATGATTGTAGATAAAGTATTTTTAAGTTATACTGCAACAGATACAACAACTTCCAATGCAACTCATTTAGTAGAAGGACAGTCGGATCAAACTCTTACAGGAATATACCAACTAGGGTTCTTTCCTGCATCTAGAGCAAATGGAGATGCAAGTCCGTACACAGGAATTGTTAGTGGATGGACTCCTCATAATAGTTTAACAACAGACCAAATGAAACAATGGGTGTTGGATGTACTAAATGAAGGGGGAGGTTTTAGACTCGACGCGTTTAAAGTTCAGGCGTGTAATGACCTTTATGGTGCACATTACTATGCTCCAACAGTTTAGATAACTACCCCTCAAAAATAATTCTTGACATCACCTCAAGTTTTTGATATAATTTAGCATATAGGAGTACAATATGGCAGCAGGAAAATATGATATAGTTATTGACCAGGGAGCGGATTTCGCCCTTGAAATTGCACTTGCAGAAGACGGTAGTGCAATCAACTTATCAAATCACAGTGCATCAGCACAACTTAGACCTTCCCCTACCTCAAGTACTCTTACAGCAACTTTTACTTGCCCTATAACAGCTCCAACTCAAGGTAAACTAACCATGAACTTAGGATATGCTATTACAGCAAATATTGCAGCAGGTAAATATTATTATGATTTAGAATTACATAATGCATCAGCAAACAGTATTACTAGAGTAATCGAGGGTGTAGCGAGAGTTACACCGAATGTAACAAGATAATGGCAACCACAGTAACTATAACTCCTAGCACAACTTCTATAAGTGCCACTGCTCAAACTACTACGCTTACGATTTCTTCTGCTATAGCGTCTTCAACAAATGAAGCATCTACAATTACTTTTGCAAATCCTACAGGAACTCTTGGAGGACAAGATAACGTAGAAGATGCACTCAACTTTCTAGCAAATCAATTTTATGTTGCTACAACAGCTCCCTCCTCAGATACAACAAATCTGGCGGAAGGAGATTTATTTTATGACACTGATGATAATCAGTTAAAGATCTACCGAGAAACATCAACAGGAAACTTTGAATTCGTGCCTATAATGATAGGGAATGAATCAGCGGACTCAGATACGGTAGACGCAGGGGGCTTTTAATAGCTCGATAGGAAATAATCATGGCACAAACCATTAAAATCAAAAGAAGTAGCTCCTCCGCTGCTCCTACCTCATTAGGTGCTGGTGAATTAGCATATTCTTCTAATTCGCAGAAGCTATTTGTAGGCTCACCGGCAGTCGGTAACGCAGTAACAACAATCGGAGGAGATTTGTATGTTGCAATGCTTGACCATTCAGCTGGTACTCTAACACCTAGTTCAGCTATATTAGTAGGCTCAGACAGTAAGATTGACCAATTAAAAACTGGTGCTACTGTAATTACAGGAGCTAACAATACTATAGCAACTACATCCGCAGCTTTTGAACTAAAAACAGTATCAAGCGGAAACATAACAATAACATCAGCAGCAGATTTAATTCTTAAGCATGGTGGAACATTAAACTTAGCTACTCAAGCTAACTCACTCACTATACTAGACGATAACGCAGCCGCATTAGATATTAATGAAGGCGGAACTTCTTATATTAAATTGATTACTACAAATGGTAGTGAAGAAATTGAGTT